TGGCTGCGGGCTGGGTCTGCTGAAATTCGCGGAGCATGGCCTCGCGGGTCCGGGCTTCGGTCACTTGCCGTTCCCGTTCCAGTCTTTCCTTCATCCAGCGAGGCAGGCGCTTTTCATTGCCCTTGCCAAGATGGGAGTCCGCAGCTGGTGCGTCGCCTTCCCCTTCCACGGGGACCGCCGATGACTCGACGGGTGCAACTTCAGGCGTCTTCTCGACAGCGGGCTTGGCCGCCTCAACAGGCGCAGGCGTCGGTGTAACGAGAGTAGCCTTGTAGCTGGTGTCGGTGGATTTCAGCGCCGGTAGCGCTTCCGGGGTGACGGCCCCGTTAGTTTCCGTGGTCATGTTATGCCCTTTGGGTTTGTAGTCAAGCGTGCTTTACAGTGAATTCCTTGCGAAGGGATAGATGCCCTCGACATGTAGCTTGATCCGCGCAATCACGGGGGGCGTAAGCAGTCCTTTTGGCGCGTTGATGTGAATCCTCCCATTCCCTCCTTTCGTTACCACGCATCCTTCGGACCATAGCCATAGAAGCAGCCTTAATGGCTGATGTTTTGATGCGACGAGCTCCACTTAGAACCCTCCCTGATAATCGCCCGTATTCACCTGCAACGGGTTCTCATGCGGGATCACGGTGCCCATGGGTGTCAGCGGCGCCAAGGCCTGTGCGTTCTGGATCATGGTCTGATGGCTGTCCGCCTCATGGCCCGGAATCTGGCTGATCTTCTCGGCTGCATCGGCCTCGTTCTTCTGAATCTCCGACTGCTGCTTAGCCTGGATATCCTGAGCGCGAGCCTTAGCAAGCTGAGCCTGTTCGATATGGTGCTGCGCCTGTGCCATCTTGACCGGATCGGGCTGCGGTGGCGGGGGCGGCTGGTCGCCTTCACCCGGCGGCAAGGTGCCGTCGTTGACCAACTGCTGACGAACCGCCTGCACGTACATGTCGATGCCCGGCACATCCAGCGACTTGAACAACAGGAATTGCCCGATGGCGCCAATCGGCCCCGGCGTCTGTGCCAAGGTCTGCCCGAGGTCGGCCAGCTCCATGCGCGCGGTGTCGTAGCTCTTGCCGACCGTGCAGACCACGTCAAAGCGCCCACGGGTGAGGTCGTTCTCGACGTGAAGCTGACCGTCTTCCCCGATCACGGGATGGTTGACCTTCACATACTCCTCGGCCATGTCCTCGCCAAGGATGCGGATGGTGCGCTCGGCGTCGTAATAGTGCGGGATGGCATCCACCAGGACCTCACCCACCCGCTTGAGCGTCTTCACTTGGTTGTCGATATAGACGAAGTTGGCCGTGTCGGCTTGGTTGTTGCGCGCCATGATCGCGCGGCCGGACGTCTCATTGGATTGCGCGCCTAGCGAGGCATCGTAGACGCCCAAGGTGGCCTTGAGTTCATCGCCCGCAATCGCCGCCAGCTGGCCCAAGGCGGCCGGCATCTGCGCCAACGGTTCACGGGATGGCGCACCGCCCGGTGCCTGCGGATCGTGGTTGTATAGCAGCACAGGCGCGTCGTCGTAGCCCATGCGCTCGTAGTAGCTTTCCAGCCCCTTGATCATGGCTGGCGTGGCCCTGAGCGGGCTATTCGGGAGCTTGGCGACCACCTCAACGAGGGTAGACATCTCGAAATTATGGATCATCTGCGAATCGCGGCCAAAGCGGGTCATGCCGCTGTAAATCTGCTTGCCCTCGATCACAACCAAGTCGCCCCACTGCGGAACGATGGGGATCATCGTGCCACCCCACTTGGTGGGAGGCTCCAGCTGTCCCGCCCCATAGACCAAGCACGAATAGACCGCGTTGGTCTCTACCTCGCGAATCATCGGCTTGCCGTCCGCACCCTCCTTGATCGTGACCGGTTGCCATTGCGGCTGGCCCGTCTGCGGATCGGTGGGCGGATGGGCCATTTCGTCCTTGATCAGGTCGAACTCGTCGGCGTTGACCACGCTGCCATCGGACAGCATGTAAATGGTCTTGGTCTCGGGTTCGGTGTACCAGTACTCCGCGATGCGAACCTCGTCCTCGTTGAACCACTCGCGGTCATAGCTGTCCGTCGCGCTGGTGACGTCGAAGTCGATAGGCTGAAGCTTGGGCCAGCGCTTCTTGAACTCGGAGCGCGGGATCAGTTCGGTAATGAACCAGAATCGGGCATCCGACCGGTCGAACTCCCGCGCCGAGGGGTCGCAGAAGCACGTCATCGGGTCCATCACGTTCTTGATGATCAGGCGCTGATCGAAGCTGTCGCCGGGCTCGTAGTCGGCAATGACGCGAATCACGCCATACCCGCCCCCGCAGGCCCACTGGAACGCCGTGTCATAGGCATTCTCCGCCGAGGACTGGACCTCGATGTTCTTGATCAGGCCGTTGTAGATGTCGGCCACATCCTTGTCGTTGTCCTCGACCGCGCGGACCTTGATGTTCGGCTTGTTCTTGAGTTGCTGGCCCGTGATGCGACGGATCAGCTGGCGAATGCGGTTGAACTCATAGTTCGGCTTGTTGCGCCGCTTGTAGGTCAGGTGCGGGTCCCACTGCTTGCCGGACTCAAAGGCAAAGCGCATGTCCTCCACGCAACGGCGGCGCTGTTCCGTGTCGAACTGGAAGGCGTCCTCAGCCCGTTCCAGCATCAATTGCGTGAAGCCATCGCGAGGCTTCGCCTTGGTGCTCGCGCTCGGGGTGTCGCCTTTCGGCTGATAGGTCTTTTGCTTGGCCATGTCAGGCTCCGAAAAGGTCGGCACGTTGGCCGAAAAGGGGTTCGCGCGAGAATTGCGAGGTGAAATGCAGGTCTACCGGTGCCGATGATGGCTGGTCGGCGTAGTCCACGGCAAACAGACCGTAGGCATCGGCGCCATGGCTTGACCAGTCATGCTTGGGGCCTAAACCGATCTGGCGGTTGTCGTCGCGCTTTTCGTGATACCAGCCAAGGGCATCGCGGCCTGCTTGCGTCTTGGTCTCATCGAACCAGGCATTGGGCAGCATGCGCCGGACAGCCTCAATGCGCCGATTGGCCGCACCCGCGCCCATGTTGGGAATCACGCGCACCTCGAACCCCGCATCTCGCAAAGAGGACTCATAAGACACCTTGAATACCTTGTCATGGTTGGCGCCATCGTGCGGCAGGATGCATAGGGCCTTCTCATACCCCTGAGACCGAAGCCACTGCACATGCGTCGATAAGGGCTGCCCCACGGCTTCGTAATAGTCCAGCGCACGGGCTTCCTTGCCGATGATCTGAGTGATCCAGATGGCGCAGGCATCGGCCTTGGCGCCCGTACCACCGATGTCCCAGTAGGCGCGCAAGGTCATCAGCGGGTCCGAGAGAAGGCGACAGATGCGGTGTTCCGTCTTGGCCGCAGACAGACCCTTGGCGTAGTACGCGCCACTGACGGCCTGAACGTACCCACCTTCCCAGATGTGGTCGTACTGGTCCTCGTTCTCGAGCATGTCGCGTTGACGGTCGCGCTCCAGCTTGGCCGGGAAGCGCGGGTTATCGCGCCAGTTCAACTCCACCATCTTGATCAGCGGGTCACTCGCCATCCTGAAACGGCGTTCGACGGCGGCATTCTTGCGCAACGGGTTCCATGTCACCCAGAGCTCCGCATTCCAGCCATCACCTTCCTCGCGCAAGGTGGGGATCAGTGTTTCCCAAGCCACATCCCCTACCGGCTCGGCTTCGTCAACCCAGCAAATCAGGATGCGCCCCTTGGACTTGATGCTGGCGATGTTGCGGTCCAAGCCCGAGAAGGCAAAGGCAATGCGCCCATCCTTACTGGCGACGTATTTCTCCCCTACGTCGTAATACTCAGCCAGGAACGGCTCATCCTGGATCGCGCGCTTGACCTCTTCAAGCGACGACTCATCCAGCGAGTTCATGAACAAGCGAGCGCACACCAGCAAACCGCTGATACCTTCCTGGCCGTACATGTACCCGCGAACCGCCATCATCTTGGCAAAGCTTCGCGTCTTGGCCGACCCACGGCCACCATAAGCACCGCGCACGTCGGCCGGTCCGTCAAAGACCGGTATCAGCTTCTCAGGTAGCGCTATCTGGACGCTTGCCATGCATCGCCACCAGTTCAACGCGTTGGACGGTCAGCGGCTTGTTGGGGTCCCCCACAATTTCAGTACGTGCCAGCTTGGGCGCGGCGAACTCAGCAAGGTTAGAAAGCACAGTCAGCGCCTTATAAGGATCATCAGCGGCCACCTGTGTAAGCCACTGCTTGACGTTCTCAGCGTTGTCCTCAAGGAGCTGGCGCACGGTATCCCTAAACTCCGTGGTCGCCCTGTTGGGCGTTCCAGCCACTCTACCGCCCGTTTTAGGAGTGCCTTTAGGACGCATATCTACCGATCTTCTATATTGGAATTAGGCGAGACTCTACTGTCAGTTATTACCCTGATCAAATCACGATCCGCCACGGCGTTTGATGTCCCCTTCATCCGGCGTGAAATGACGGGACGCCAGTTCAAGCAGTCCCACCACTTCCCATTTGGAGGGACAGTCACCGAAACAGCCCACCTTGACTTCGCCGTCCTCGTAGCCTTCCACAAAGACGAAAGTAAGCGGCATAGTCTCTTCATGGGGTCGGCGTTCCATCTCATCGGCCAATTGCCGCAGCCTTCCCGGGATGTCCGCGAGAGATACCTGAACCGGGAAATCGACAATCTTCAAGTCGGTCACTTCTCGCCATCCTTCCATGCC